AAAGGTGGCAAACCGGGACAATGGTCAGCTCGTAAGGCTCAAATGTTGGCAAAGCAATACAAAGCAGCGGGGGGTGGCTATAAAGATTAATGGCACTGAAGAAGTCACAGAAAAGCCTCAAGTCTTGGACAAAGCAGAAATGGCGTACTAAAAGTGGCAAACCGTCTACCCAAGGTGCTAATGCTACTGGTGAACGGTATCTACCTTCTTCGGCTATTAAGTCTCTTAGCAGCAGTGAGTATGCAGCTACCACAAGAGCAAAACGACAAGGCACTAAGGCAGGTAAGCAGTATGTGGCTCAACCTAAAAAAGTTGCAGAGAAAACCAAACGACACAGAAGTGTAGTGACATAGGATAACGTCATGGCAGTAGTAACACCAGATTTACCAGAACTCTTTGAGGAAGCATATGAGCGGGCTGGGCTTACTATGCGTACTGGCTATGACCTTAAAACAGCACGAAGAAGTCTTAACCTTTTAACACTGGAGTGGCAGAACCGTGGTCTTAATCTCTTCACTATTGAAGCGGGTACAATCGCTGTTACAGCAGGTACGGCAACGTATACCCTTCCTTCGGACACAATCGACATCATCGAACACCAAATCAGAACAGGCACAGGCACGAACCAAACAGACACGACCCTCGAAAGGATCAGTGTCTCAACCTACGCCCAGCAAACCAACAAAAACACGCAAGGTAGGCCGACCCAAATCTACGTCCAAAGGCTCCCAACGGAAACAAAAGTAACATTGTGGCCTGTGCCAGATAGCACAGCGACTTACACTATTGCCTACTATAGGCTCAAAGGCATTGATGGACTATCTTCTGGTGTTGGTGATTCGGTAACATCTGTCCCACCAAGATTTGTTCCGTGTCTTGTTACAGGAATGGCATACTATATCGCCATGAAAAGACCTGAAGTTTCTGGCAGAGTTGCTGCCTTGAAGCAAGAATACGAATTTCAATTCCAGCTTGCTGCGGACGAAGATACAGAGACAGCTTCAATTAAGTTTGTTCCGTATGACACATTTATGATAGGTGGCGCATGAGCTACGCTAAAGGTAAATACGCTTTTGGATTTTGCGACAAGACTGGATTTAGGTATCCATTGAGAGACCTAGTTCCAGAATTCAATAACGGAGTTAGAACAGGATTCCTTGTAGGAAGAGATGTTGCCGATCCCGATCAACCTCAAAATTTCTTAGGTCGGGTAAAAATATTTGACCCTCAATCACTACAGAATCCTAGACCAGATAGGGCAGAGATTGAGAGCCGTGGTTTATTTGGATGGAACCCCGTATGGAATGATGCGCAATACATGACAGCGCAAGTAGGAAGTGTTAATATATCTACATCATAGGAGAATAGATATGCCAGGAAAAATGTATGATGCCATGAAAAAGCCTATCGCAATGAAAGAAGGCGGTAAGTTAAAGATGGTAAACAAAAATGGTGAACAGGTTCCTTTCTTTGCGGCAGACGGTGTTGGCAAGATGGGATATGGCGGAAAAACGAAGAAGATGCGCGATGGCGGCGGCATGTGTCGTGGAATGGGTGCTGCCACTAAGGGTGGCAACTACAAGATGGGATAAGTTCAAATGAACTATTCTGAGCTAGTACAGGCAGTCAAAGACTACACTGAAAACACGGAAACAACTTTCGTGAACAACATCAATTTGTTTATTCGTCAGGCAGAAGAGCGGATAAACAGAGATGTTCAGATACCTGAACTTCGAAAGAACGTCACGGGTAATGTGTCTGCCAGCAATCAGTACCTAGCTCGACCCTCTGACTTTCTGTCAACATTCTCTCTTGCTGTAATAGATGGAAGCAACAACTTCACATATCTTTTGGAGAAAGAAGTTAACTTTATCAGAGAGGCATATCCTAGTGCTTCTACTGAAGGGCTTCCAAAGTACTATGCAAACTTTGATGGTGAGAAGTCAGGATCGAATGGAAACTTTATACTGGGTCCAACTCCAGATGCAGCATATAATATAGAGCTGCATTATTACTATGATCCACCTTCAATCGTTACCTCTACGACATCTTGGCTTGGCGACAACGCCGAAACCACTCTTCTTTACGGCACCCTTTATGAGGCGTATACGTTTATGAAAGGTGAGCCAGATGTTCTGCAGAACTATCTACAGAGGTATCAGTCAGCGCTTATGAACATGGCTTCTCTTGGTGTGATGATTAAGAATGACTCTTATAGAGAGGACGCGGCATAATGGCTATTACTCAAACAACATGTACTTCTTTCAAGAAGGAATTGCTTGAGGCTGTACATAACTTTACATCTCATACCTTTAAGATTGCACTGTACACGGATTCTGCTGATCTTGGCGCGGGAACCACAGTTTACTCTACAACGAATGAGATAACAAATACTTCGGGGACTGCTTACACGGCAGGGGGAAAGGCACTAACCACTATAGCGCCAACAAGTTCAGGGACTGTTGCGTTTGTGGATTTCGAGAATATCAGTTGGACAAGTGCTTCGTTTACGGCACGAGGTGCGCTGATATATAATTCTTCTGCTTCTAATAAAGCTGTCGCTGTGTTAGATTTTGGAAGTAATCGTGTAGTTTCGAACGATACGTTTGAGGTTCAGTTCCCAGTATCTTCTGCTACGACAGCTATAATTAGGATATCATAGGAGTTTACTTATGGCTAGTTTCACAAAGGTAAACGATTTCGTCGTAAACCTAGCAAATGCAATGGACTTGGATGCGGATACCTTAATCGTAGCCTTGTCGAACACAGACCCAACTTCAGGAACAGACGTTACTGCAGACGGTAACGGTATCTTGGCTAACGTGTCTCAGATTAGTTATACCAACTTGTCTTCACGCACATTGGCAAACGTCACATCTACGCAGACATCAGGCACATATAAGTTGTCTGCTGACGACTTGACGCTTACTGCATCAGGCGGTTCAGTCGCTGCTTTCCGTTACATTGTAATTTACAATGATACAGTGACATCACCTGCAGACCCAGTGATTGGATATTACGATTACGGTACATCGTTGACTCTAAATGACGGTGACACGTTTACTATCGATATAGGTACAAACGGTATCCTGACACTAACATAAGGATAGCTTGTCGTGGCGAAGCTTTTTAATAGGGCAAAGATGACGACTGCCAGCACGGGGACTGGCACCGTCACACTAGGGAGTGCCGCTTCTGGCTTCCAAACCTTTGCGGCAGCGGGGGTATCTGACGGTGATGTTGTTCAGTACGTCATCGAAGAAGGTACAAACTTCGAAATAGGGACAGGAACGTACACAGCTACTGGAACGGCACTTACCCGTTCGCCTTCAGAAAGCAGCAACGGCGGGAGTGCCATAAGTCTCGCTGGCGATGCAACTGTATCTATTACATCTGTAGCTGCTGACTACACTAGAATCCAGAATGCAGGAAATACCAAAGTAGAGGCCACGGCTACGGGAGCAACTGTTACTGGAAATATTGTTGTTAGTGGCACTGTTGATGGCAGGGATGTAGCTGGTGATGGCACAAAGCTAGATACCATAGAATCCTCTGCTGATGTAACAGATAGCGCCAATGTTGGTACATCTCTTACTGGATTTCCTACAGATACAGACGCAGCAAGTTCTGATCTTATTCCTGTTTATGACACGACTGCAGCTCGTTGGGAAAAGCAAACTATTGCAAATGCAGCTTTAGTTGGTCCGACTGGTCCTACTGGGCCAACTGGCCCTACAGGACCGCAAGGCGCGACTGGTGATACTGGACCCACTGGTCCTACTGGCCCCACTGGCGCTAAAGGACAAAAAGGAGAAATAGGCGGAACTGGTCCAACAGGACCAACGGGTCCAACGGGGGCGAAGGGGCAAAAGGGTGAGGTTGGCGCGACAGGTTCGACTGGACCCACTGGTCCAACAGGAGCTACTGGCCCCACAGGTGCGACTGGACCTACAGGTCAAAAGGGTCAGAAAGGTGAGGTTGGAGCAACTGGTCCCACGGGTCCGACTGGGCCGCAAGGAGCTACGGGTCCAACTGGTCCAACTGGTCCACAAGGCCAGAAAGGTCAAAAGGGGGATACTGGCTCTACTGGACCTACTGGCTCTACTGGACCCACTGGTCCTACTGGTCAAAAAGGCCAGAAAGGAGAAGTAGGTGCAACTGGTCCTACAGGCTCTACTGGACCCACTGGACCGACTGGTCCTACTGGGCCAACTGGGCCTACAGGTCAGAAAGGCCAAAAGGGACAAACGGGTGACACTGGTCCAACGGGACCAGCGGGTTCTACGGGTCCGACTGGTCAGAAAGGTCAGAAAGGCGAGCCAGGCGCAACTGGTCCAACAGGCCCAACTGGTCCTACTGGTCCGACTGGTCCTGCGGGACCAAACACTGTTACTGATATATACCTTGCAAACGCTATTTATCACACAGGCGACACCAACACCTATATGCAGTTCCACACCAACGATCAGTGGCGTGTTGTTGTTGCTGGTTCAGAACGGCTAGAGGTTAAGAGCACTTCGCCACATGTGCTTGTCACTGGCGACTTGAACAGTACATCAGACGCTCAACTAAAAGAAAACGTAGAGCCTATCTCAAACGCCCTGTTGGACATCACGCAGCTTGAGGGTGTTTCGTTTAATTGGAGAGACACAGGCACACGAGGTCATGGCTTTATCGCGCAGCAGGTTGAGCCTATCTTGCCAGATGTTGTTCAGACAGACGAAAGAACAGGAATGAAATCAATCAACTACGTTGGGATGATTGGTCACTTGGTTGAGGCAATCAAGGACTTGAAAGACAAAGTAGATAAACTGGAATGCTAATAGTATAAGGAGATACGAAGATGGCATTACAAGTGGGCGGCACAACCGTCATTGATAACAGCCGCGTTTTACAAAACGTCACTGGTCTTAAAACAATCAATAGTAACAGCATACTTGGATCGGGTGACATCACGATCAGCGCTGATGACGTTAAGGCAGACGGTTATGCTTACGCTAATAATAATCAGTATGGTCTAAAAAGTAATTCGCCTGGATTTAATGTTGGGAAGTATATAACATCGGGTAACAGCGCAACCGCAGGGTCGTTCAACACTGGCTCCTTCACCACTGGGACTAACCAGTCAGGTTATGTTCACTGCGTTTTTGCCGTAAGAACTGGTTAAATGGAACTGTTAGAAGCGTGGGGTGTACCTGTCTTGGCAGGTAAGCTAGAAAACCTCGATGTTGAACAGGCATACGAATACGTTGCTGCTCAACACTTTGAATATACAGGTGAAGGGTCTGGGGGCTGCCAAACCGCAAACAATCATTTATTAGACGATGAGGAATTGCATGATGTACGTGAATTAATTTTGCTACATTCTAAACTGTATTTAGATTGTTTGGGTCATGCATATGAGGACTTGTTCGTTTGCAATTCATGGGGCATGAAACTGAAGCCTTATGAAAATATAGTACCGCATCGCCATACTAATTCTTACATTAGTGGTGTTCTATACTTAACAACAGGACAACCATTGCATTTGCACAGGCCGTGGGATACACACGAAATGTTTATGCTCACGCCAAATATACCTTTCGATGCAGAAAATGGTTTGACGCAAAGCACAAAGCAGTTTCATCCAGAGCCTTGTAGCTGCATTATAATGCCTTCTGGGCTTACACATCATGTTGGTGCTGTGGCAAAATCAAAAGTAGATGATCGTTATTCGATAGCTTTTAATATTTTGCCATTGGGAGAATTCGGTCACAATGGAAAATTAGTTTCTTTTGAGGGGAAAGGTTATGACTGACAGTACACAAACGGAATGGGTATGGTTGCTATACGAACATGACAACGACAATTTTATACGACAGTTGACAATTACATCGTATGAACCAGACCTTACTAGCTTTCCATCTGATGTGACATATGTTGAAATAACGCAAGAATTGCACGACAGTATGCATGACTACTTACGTTATAAGTACAACTCTGATGGAACTGTCACAGAAGTTGATCACAATAATTATATGTCTCAATATCAAAGATGGAACCGCCAGCAGTTATTGGAAGAAACGGATATTTATGCGGTAGGTGATCGTCCTATGTCCGATGAAATGAGAGCTTATCGTCAAGCATTGCGGGATGTACCGCAGCAAGAAGGCTTCCCAGATAATGTAGTGTGGCCCACAAAACCAGAGTAATTTGCAATGAAAAAAGTAAAATACTCGTGCTGGCAACCAATGGTGAATGGTGTTCCAGTTACAGGATATCATTTTGATGCAGAGGATTGGCTTAATCTTTGGACCCAATATCCTGCTATTAAAACAAATAAATGGTATAACAGCTTGCCAAATCGAACAAGTGAAGTTTTTAATCGGGCGAAAGCAAAGATTGAAAAGATGAGGCGTGACAGATTGGGTTTACAAAATAGCTACCTAAACCCCACTGTAAACACAGCACGTATTTGTCCAAATATTCGTGAGTTTTTATCCAGATGTATGGTTGTTCGTGCGCCTATGGATATGCACTTTGCAAGGGCAGAAGGTAACTTAGGTCACCACTATGGTCATGATTACTATTATGAAATGGAGATTACTGACCCACATTTATTTCATTCAGAATCGCATGAGCCTGTGCAATTTAGGTCGGATGCATGTAATACTTTCCAAGATCATATAAACATAAAGATCCCTACTAGGATCGCACTGGATTTGCCAAAGGGAATGCAATGTATGTTTTTGCAGCCTTTTTATGACAATCCAAACGCACCGTTTCAGCAAATTCCTGGTGTATTTACGGAGCCTTTAAACCATGCGGCAAACATAATTGTAAACTGGATGGTACATAAGGATGTAGAAGATTTTATTGTCAACAAGGGTGATGCGTTAATGTATGTGTACTTCCCTGAGCGTGTGAAATTTGTGAAGCATGACTCACAAGAGGGTATGATAAAAACTAAATGGAATAAGCCCAAAGGCTTAGTTTCAACAGAAGTGCAAAAGAAATGCCCGATGGAGATTAAATAATGGGAGAAACCAATGATACGACAAAATTGGAGAATGTGGCCTAGCTCAATAAATGTTTCTACAATATTAGAACAGCCAGAAACAAAGAAAGTAAATCAAGCGTCTACGTTTGGTGGGGAAAATCTAGAATATCGTCGTAGTCGCGTAGCCTGGCTCACAGGTAATCAGGAAGTGCAATCTCTTCTTGAGCCATATGTAGCAGAGGCTAGAACAATTATGGGCATTAATGTAGAATTCAATGCTGAGATGCAGTTTACAGAATATCACGCCTCAGAAGGTGGCAAGTATGATTGGCATCATGATGTAGATTGGAACAACAATGACGGTACAGATCGCAAGCTATCATTGACGGTGCAGTTAAGTGATCCATCTGATTATGATGGTGGAGATTTTGAGTTTTCAGAAGTTGAGCAACTGCCAATAGCTGCCAAAAAGCAAGGGACTGTTATGGTATTTCCTAGCTATCTTGCACACAGGGTTACACCCGTAACTAGGGGCGTTCGTCGATCTCTCGTTGCTTGGTTCTCTGGTCCAACATGGCGATAATATATCAGATAAGCCTACATGGTTCTGCATTCGATGTTCGAGACTTGTCGTGGCAGGAGGCTAAATCACAAAGTGGGTGCAAGCCAGATGCAGAATGGTTGGACCCTATACACAAACGATCTTTGTTAAAGGGGGAGTTTGGCTGCGCGGTAAGTCATTTACGTGTATGGGAGCGAATAGTTCAATCGAACTTAAATGGGATTATCTTAGAAGAAGATGCTGTCTTTGATTCTATTGATGTTGGGCATGTAGATTCTTTATTGGCAAGATGTGATAGCGTATGGTTGGGTTATCGCTGGAATGACATGGGATATTGGTACAACTGTCATGCTTATGCGCTATCCCCAAGAACAGCAAAGCACTTGATCGAAGGCTTTAAAGATAGCATTATACCTGTAGATGAGTGGGTTCCTTCTAAGCTGAAGGGTAAAAATAATTACTTCTATAAAGATGAAGTGGTCAAACAAATCCCACGAGACATTAGGCCGTCTACAATAGAGGAGACAGAAGTGTTAAGTGGTGGGGTAAATTTTAAGATTGTGACTGTTGCTACAGAGCCAGAAAAGATGTGGGCTTTAGAGCAGTCAGCAAAGAAGTACGGGGTAGAAGTACATAACTTAGGTAAAGATCATCCTTGGAGAGACCCTATGGATGGGCTTGCTGGGATGCCAAAGATACAACTTGTGAATGAATACTTGGCTACTTTGCAGGACGATGATGTGGTCTTGTTTATGGACGGGTACGACACGTTCTTTGCAGATGATCCTAAAGTTGTTTTAGAAAGATACTTACAGTTTGGCGCTGATATTGTGTTTGGTGCTGAAAGCGAACACTGGCCTTTAGTTGATGATGAGTTCATGCGTAACAAGTGGCCTGATACTGGGACACCTTACAGATATTTAAACAGCGGTCTTTACATTGGCAGAGCTAAAGCTCTTCACGCATTTATTTCACAGAATGCGCCTAACGAATCAAACAAAGATGACCAGCTTTACTGTCAGTTGAGATACCTCAAAACGCTGCCGCCTCAAATAGTGGATAAGGGTTATCGTTTTCCATACACAGTAAAGTTAGATACTGAAGCGTACATCTTTCAGAACCATGAACCAAACATACGTGTCGTAGAGGGGCAGCTTTGGAACGATGTTACAGGTTGCTGCGGCTGCATATATCACGGCAATGGCGGTGCGGATGCAAAGGCTCTTTTTGTTTCTATGGCTAAAAGGTTTGGTCTAGTTGAAAGGGCACAGCCTGTAAGTCCGTACTATTTAACTTTGGACTATGATGAAGTTGGCCCAGATATTCTTGTTACTGATTTCCTATCTCAACGGCAATGTGATTTCTTAATTCAGAAATCTGAAAGCTATGGCGGCTGGAGTCAAATGGATGGGGATAAGTTCCCCGCTCAAGAGATACGCATTCGCAAGATGGGTTTGTGGCACGAATATGAAAGGCTGTGGGCAGAAAAGCTGGCAAAGATATGTGAGCAGTACTGGACCCCAGAAGCTTACGTTGGTTTACGCGATGCGTTTACTATGAGGTATTCTATGGACACACAGACAACTCTGGGTCTGCATACAGACGCTTCATTGTTTACTGGTAGCGTAAAGCTTAACGACAATTATTCTGGGGCCGAACTCATATTCCCACGTCAAAACTTCACAAACAAAGACGTTCCTGTAGGTAAGTGTATATTATTCCCAGGCATGGTAACTCATGGGCATTCAGTCAATGAGCTTTTGGAGGGCGTTAAGTACAGTCTCACTATGTGGACGAGCAGGTACAAAGGCGACCTAAATGAATAAGTTTTTTGTTGAGATTGGCGCTGCTAATTTTGATACTCTCCTGCCCTTAGCCCAGATGGGTTGGAGCGGAATTGTTGTAGAGCCTGTGCCTCGTCTTTATGAAGAATGCAAAAGAATGTTTGCTAATTATGATGTCACAGTGGTTCAAGCTGCTGTGTCTGATTACAATGGGGAAATAGACTTTGCAGTAGCACGAGATGACGGCTCTTGGTTGTCTGGGTGTTCTCATGTCGTAAGTGATAATCACTTAGGTTACAAACTTAGCACAAGTCCAGACAGGGTCGGTGACTTTGACGAAAGAATAGTTGTTCCTTGCATTACGCTAGACACATTATTGCAGGGCGTAGATTCCGTAGACCTTATGAAAGTAGATGCCGAAGGCCATGAAAACAATATCTTTAATAGATATTCGTTTCGCATAAAGCCTTCAGTTGTAAAGATTGAACACAAGCACATAGATGACAAGTTGCTAGTCAGAAATTTAGAATCCAATGGGTATTTGGTTTGGACGGAAAAAGATGATATATATGGGATAATCTAACAAAGGACACTTTGTATGCTTACCCAACGCCCCATAGCCAGCGCCCCGATAGGCGCGTCTGGTAATTCTGCTTTCAATATTGATTTGGTCAGCGGCACCTTTACGCTCAGTATGCATGGTGCTGCAAAGCTAATTACAAATGTCAAAGAAACAGGCGTATTTACCTTAGACGGTAGAGCTATAACATTCACAATAGCGCTGAATGTAAACGCCGACTCTGGTTCGTTTGCCTTAACTGGACAAGACGTGAACCTAAGACGCGGCAAGGTTATGACCGCTGATAGCGGCTCGTTTACTTATACGGGCTATGCTATTGGAAACCAAATAGCGTTGAGTGTTGACCTAGCGTCAGGCACATTCACAATAACTGATCAGGATGCTGCAGTAACCGCACAGCTAAACATGGATGCGGATTCTGGTACGTTTACTTATACTGGTCAGACTATCAGAAGGCAGCGTACTGAGGTAACTCAATCAGGAACCTTCACACTTACAGGACAAGATGTAGGCACCCGTATAGCCTTAAATGAATCTCTTGAGGCTGGCTCCTTCTCCATAACAGGACGAGATATAACTGGCGATATAACTGAAGTTGTTACGTCTGGTTCATTTACCTTAACTGGTAATGATGCTGATTTCGCAAAGGCAATGAATATAGATGCGGCTTCGGGATCGTTCTCTCTTGCGGGTCAGGATGCTTCATTTGCTATAGCAATGAATGTCGATTTGGACTCTGGTACGTTTGTTCTTACTGGGCAAGATATTACCGAAGACATTACTGAAGTCATAGAGGCTGGATCATTTATCCTTACAGGGCAAGATGCTTCTGTTAATGCGCAGCTAAATATTTCTGCTGATTCAGGTTCGTTTACACTGACAGGCCAAGACGCGACATTTGTTGTTGCCATCACTATGAGCGCAGAGAGTGGAACATTTGTTCTAACTGGTCAGGATATACCGAAGTCCATCTCAGAACTCCTAGAGTCTGGAACATTTACATATACTGGTCAGGATATATCGTTCAAGCAAGGTGTGTTCTCTGGCAGCTTTGAACTTGTTGTTGGCTTATCAAGTGTCACTGTCTATGGTGAACTTATCCCAAGTCAGAATCCAAACTATACAGATATAACAAATTCAGATGATCCAAACTGGCAACTTGTTGCTTAAAACTCAAATTGCACGTATACTTTGTGCAACTCAAATTAGTTCAATAGAACTTTAGAGAAGGTTCGATATGGCTTCATATACAAATATCAGTGGCGTCAAACTTATAACAACTGGCGATGAAGCTGGTACGTGGGGGGCCAGTACAAACACAAACTTAGAGATATTAGACGCTGCGTCTAAAGGTTTTAAGAAGATTACCATGACAGACGCAGACTATACTCTGCCTCTGGACAACAACCCTAGTGCCGTTGAGAATGGTCATTATGCAGGTATTGAGTTTGCTGGTGCCAACTCTGCCGAAAGAACTATCACACTAGAGCAAAACGATCATACACTTGTATATACGTTCCTTAATAACACAGGTCAGAACTTAGTTATTAAGCAGGGCGATGGGTCTGGTGGAACGGTTACGATAGCTGATGGCTTTAGTGCTATGGTATTCTGTGATGGCGCTGGCACTGGGGCAAAGGTTACGGATGTATCTTCGGCAGCTAAGGCTCAAGCTTTAGCAAACTCAAGAAACTTTTCTATTACTGGTGATATCACAGCGGCAGCGGTTGCATTTGATGGCACGGGTAACGTGGCTTTAAGTGCTGCAATAACAGCCGATACGATTGTAAACGCTGATATCAAGTCGGACGCTGCGATTGCAGACACCAAGCTGGCAACAATATCTACAGCAAGTAAAGTCTCAAACTCAGCTACGACTGCAACGGATGCTAACACTGCGAGTGCTATTGTTGCGCGGGACGCTAGTGGAAACTTTAGTGCTGGAACAGTTACCGCAGCTTTAACTGGTAACGTCACAGGTAACGTGACGGGTAACGTGACTGGTAATGTTACAGGAGATTTAACAGGTAATGTGACGGGCAATGTGACTGGATCGTCTGGCTCAACAACAGGAAACGCCGCTACTGCCACAGCGTTACAGACCGCAAGAACTATTGCGGGCCAATCTTTTAATGGAACCGCAAATATATCAATAGCTCCAACAGACTTAACAGGCGTAACTTCTACCGCAGCAGAGATAAACATCTTAGATGGAGCAACTCTTACGACTACTGAGTTGAATTATGTGGATGGAGTTACATCTGCAATTCAAACTCAGCTTGATGCTAAAGCCGCTTTAGCTGGTGCCAGTTTTACTGGAGCTGTGGATGTAGACGCTGCCGTAACGGCAAATAGCTTTGCCCTTGATAATGGCGCAAACGACTGGACGTTCGAAGTTTCTTCTAACAAGCTAATTATTAAATATAGTGGCACCGCCAAGATGGAACTTGATACATCAGGAAACTTAAAGGTCACTGGTGATGTGACAGCATTTGGAACAATAAGCTAATGGCTCTACCCTCTTCAGGCACAATATCTTTAGGTGACATCCAAACTGAGTTTGGCGGCACTAATCCTATTAGTATGTCTGAATACTATCGTGGGGGTTCTTTTGTTACCGACAACAACACTAATGTGCCAACATCTGGAACCATAGATTTCTCTGATTTTTATGATGGGGTAAAACAGTTTAGTTACACATTCTCTTCCAACACACAAGAGGTTGATTTAAACACCACTCTTACTTCTGCTGGATGGAATGGGTCCGACGTTGTTCTCGTAACTATAAACAGCGGCGTTTATATTTGGTCAGATAGTACATCAACGGCTGCTTTAACTATTTCATCTGCCCTGAATGGACTGCTTACCATTACAAACAACGGGTATATTATTGGTCGTGGTGGCGGCGGCGGTACTGGGTCAAGTGGCGCATCGCAAAACGGGGCAAATGGTGGTGCAGCTATATCTAATAGTGCAACGGGTGTCACGCTAACAAACGCTTTAGGCGCATTTATTGCGGGGGGTGGCGGCGGCGGCGGTGCGGCAGCGCGAAATGGTCGTGTTGCAGGTGGCGGCGGTGGCGCGGGTGGCGGAGCAGGGGGCGCAGGTGGGTCACAGGCAGGTGGTGCAGGTGGGACAATTGGACTAGCAGGAAGTAACGGCGTGGATGCAGGCGGTCCAAGTCAAGCCGCTGGTGGTTCTGGCGGCGGTTCTGGCGGCGGCGGTGCGCAGTCTGACGGTGATGGAAGCGATCAAGGTGAAGCTGGCGGCGGCGGAGGCGGTCGCATATTGCCAGGTACAGGCGGTGCTGGCGGAAACGATGGTTCTTTCTTTCGTGGTGGTGACGGTGGGGATGCGGGCAGCGCAGGAAGCAACGGCACTGGCTCTGGCGGTGGCGGAGGCGGGGGCGGCTGGGGTGCTAGTGGCGGAAACGGCAGTGGTGACACTCAAGGTAGCGGCGGTACTGGTGGTGCAGCTATCTCAGGTACAGCCATTGCTACATACACTAACAACGGCACAGTTTATGGATCAACAGCATGAGTTTTACAGAGCTAAGATTTAAACCTGGGATCAATAAAGAAATAACTCCGTATTCTGAAGAAAACGGATGGGTGAATTGTGACAAAGTTAGGTTTCGTTTTGGTTATCCAGAAAAGTTAAATGGTTGGGAAAAGAATAGTACAAATTCTTTTCTTGGAAATTGCCGTGGCCTTCATGAATGGGTTGCTCTCAGTGGTGAAAAGTTTTTAGGTGTTGGTACACAGTTAAAATACTACATAAAGCAAGGTACTGATTACAACGATATCACACCTATAAGGCTTACGACTGGTGCGGGCGATGTTACTTTTGCAGCCACCAATGGGTCTTCTACTATTACGGTCACAGAAGTGAACCACGGTGCCGTTGAGAATGATTTCGTTACGTTTAGTGGGGCAGCTAGTCTAGGCGGCAACATTACCGCAGATATACTAAATCAAGAGTATCAAATTGTAAGCATTACTGACGGTAACACATATACAATCCAAGCCAGAACTGTAAGTACGATATCTAGTATAACAGAAAACGGAGCGCTGAACCCCACGTTAGTCACGGCAGATTCTAGTGATACAGGAAATGGCGGTGCATCTGTAGTTGGCGCATACCAAATAGGCACAGGTCTTAATTCTTCTGTTGCTGGCACTGGTTGGGGCGCAGGTTTGTTTGGCGGTACTAACAACGGCGCACTACAGACAACTCTCAATGAAGGTGGGACACTTAGTGACAGCGATACTACAATTACTGTTACGTCTGCCACGGGGATTGCAGCAAGCGATGTAATCTTAATCGGTGGAACTGAGCTTGTTTTGGTTGGTGGGGTTAGCTCAAATGATCTTACTGGATGTACTCGTGGTCACAATGGCACACCCGCTTCATCTCACGCAGATGGTTCTGTAGTTCGCCTAACAGAGGGCAATGCCGATAGCGCAGACGATTTTAATGGGTGGGGCGAGGGCGTTGCCACAGGCACTCAAACAGCCACAACAGGTCTAAGAATATGGTCACATGACAATTTCGGAGAAGACTTGATCTTCAACGAGCGCAACGGTCAAGTGTTCTACTGGGATAAAACAAATGGCGTGACAACTCGTGGTGTAGAGCTTTCCACACTTTCAGGAACGCCACGGTCTGTTCCGCAAAAGTGCGCTCAAATCTTGCTGTCGGACAGAGACAGGCACGTAATTGCTTTTGGCTCTGATGGCTTGGGCGCTTCATCTGATACGCAGGGCGATGGCACACAAGACCCCATGCTGATTAGATTCTCTAGTCAGGAAAACCCAATAGACTGGTATCCAACAGATACAAACACCGCTGGTGATTTGAGGATCGATACAGGATCAAGGATTGTTCAGGCTGTTGAGACACGCCAACAAATCGCTGTATTTACAGATACCGCTGTGTACGCCATGCAGTTTATTGGTCCACCTTTTACCTTTGGTATAAATTTAGTTTCGTCAAACATAACTATCGCAAGTCCAAAAGCAGCCATCGCTGTAAACGATATTGTTTATTGGATGGGCAATGCAGAATTCTACAGCTATGCGGGTGCGGTTCAAAGAATACCATGCACTGTTCGTGATTACGTCTTTGATGACTTCAATACCAGCCAGATAGAAAAGGTTGTAGCGGGTTCAAACGTATCGTTTGCAGAGGTTTGGTGGTTCTATCCATCTGCGGATTCAGAAGAAAACGATAGGTATGTAGTCTACAACTACCAAGAAAACATTTGGTATATCGGCACACTATCAAGAACAGCTTGGCTAGATCGTGGAATTAGTAGCTTGCCAGTTGCTACGGGCAATGATGGGTATTTGTACAATCATGAAACAGGTGCAAAAGCTGACGGTCAAGCAATGACTGCCTACATAGAATCTGGGGATATGGGTATTTCTGACGGCAACAACTTCAGCTTTATAAGCCGTGTCATACCTGACTTAAACTTTAGAGAAACTAACGTAAACGATACCACGGTAAACTTTGTATTGAATGCAAAAAATGCCCCAGGTCAGGTCAATCAACAGACTGACACAAACACAGTTACAAAGACATCTAATGTTCCAGTTGACCAATACACGAACCAGTATCAGACTAGGTTGAGAGGTAGAAGTTTTACCTTCAAGGTAGAATCAACCGATGCAGATGTGCTATGGAGACTTGGAATCCCAAGGATAGACATAAGGCAGGACGGTAGAAGATGAGTATAGCACCAGTACCATATTTTCCTGTGCCACCTGTACAGTATTCGCCACAGTACATGGCAGAGGTCACGAGGGCGTTTGCTACTTTTGCGCTGCAGATGACAAACCCTGCCATAGCAAAACCTGTGCTTATAGAGATTCCAACGTCTGCTCAGTCTGGTGACGAGGTGGGGACCGTTTACGAGACCGAAGGCGTACTGAGAATAAAATCCGCTACATCCGCTGACAATACTGTTGGCATACCATTACCAAGTTATACGGTGGCTACGTTGCCAACTGTGGAGACAGGCACACTAATATACGTTTCTGATGGGGCTGCTGGCAGTCCTGTTGTTGCGTTTGGTGACGGGTCCAACTGGCTGCGTGTCGATACTAGAGCCGCCGTTTCTACTTAGGAGATCACTATGGCACACACGATTATAGACAACTACAAGGTTTTCCCCAGACTGATGATGTTGGTTGTAACTATACTGACCTATCAAAGCGTCCACTGGTATATGTCTTTGCCTGATCCAACCAATGGGCAGGCTGGTCTTGTATCTGTCTGCATGGGCGCACTCACTGGCTGCTTCGGCATCTGGATGAACAAAGAAGCTAAGACAGATCGCGGAGTAGTATAATGCCACTCGTTATTCAGTCAGGACAACCAGTTTCACAGGGTGTTTATACGGCACCAACCTCTCCGAAACCGCCAGAGCCAAAGGAAAAGAAGGGTGGTATCTTTAATAGTGGGTACATCAGTTTCAAAGATATGTTTGATGGCGGTGGCCCAGGCCGTAGTGGTGCTAGATTTTCTAGCGCAGATACAGGTGCATACGACACTAACAAAGACAACTACATATCTGAAGCCGAATACGCTGCAGCATCAAGCAGTCCAAATTTCTCACAGACTCAAGGCGGTATAGCAGCCTTATCAAACTTTATTGGAGCCAGACCTCGTGGTTCATATGGACGTGAACGCGCTCTTGGCCCAAGCGGAACCAACATTGGCACATCAGGTATTGCAAATTACATTGCTGGCGGCGGAATGTTTGGACCTATGCTTGGTGGTGGACCTACTAGATTTCAGCAAGCATACCCAGAAATGGATCAAGGCAAGATGTTCACCATCCAAAACTTGATAGCTTCTGGAATGACACCAGAACAGGCTGCGGCATATGTCGGAGCTAACAATACTGGAGGCTCTATCATAAAGCCTATGCTCAAACCAACAGTAGGTATGAACATGGGCGGCTTGATGGCATTACGTGACTACAACATGGGTATGCAGATGGGCATGGGGCAGTCGGTATGATACAGGCACTGATAGGACCACTGACTGAACTAGCGGGTGGATGGCTCAAAGGCAAGGCTGATGCGCAAGCTGCCGCTGCAAATCTGAAGCTTGTAGAGGCAGAAGCGAAAGCGACCATAATGAAGTCCGCCGCTACATCGGAAGCGGAGTGGGAAAAGATCATGGCGCAAGGCACCATGAACTCGTGGAAAGACGAGTATCTGGTCTTACTTTTCAGTATTCCGCTAATCCTCTGTTTTACAGGAGATTGGGGGCGCACCACGGTAGCAGAAGGCTTCGCTGCTTTGGAGACAATGCCAGAGTGGTATCAATATACGTTGGGTGTAATCGTAGCTAGTAGCTTTGCCGTGCGGTCAGCAACTAAATTCTTTGGGGGTAAGAAATGAGTTTTAAGTTAAGCAGACGTAGCCTAGATCGTCTTGAGGGTATCGACGATAGACTACAAGAAGTTGTGAAGATGGCTATCACGCTCACGAAGACCGACTTCGGGGTGGTGCAAGGAATGAGAACCATCGAACAGCAGAAGGAGTTGGTTGCCAAAGGTGCCAGTAAAACGATGAAGTCGAAGCACCTTGAGGGTAAGGCTTTTGACATTATGGCCTTTGTAAATGGCAGAGCTAGTTGGGAATTGAATTTGTATGATGATCTAGCCGATGCAATCAAGGAAGCTGCTATACATCTAGGCGTACCGATTTGTTGGGGTGCGGCATGGGGTACTGCTGATATGCCATATCCTATGGACATTCGTAAGTGGGATGGCACAATGGAAGAAGCAATGAATGCCTACATAGACTTGCGTCGATCTCAAGGACGTAGACCGTTTATCGACGGACCACACTTTGAATTGATAGGTTAGTCGAATGATGGTAAAGTGCAATTGAACTAATTGAGAGGTCTCAATGTTACCGTTTCTTTTTAGCTTAGGACTGCCCGCTCTTGCTCCAAGTATAGGACTTGGTGGACTCTCTGGTGCCGCTCTTGCTGGCATGGGTGCTGGCCTTGGCTCTTTTCTTGAAACAGGTGACGTTGGTAAAGGCATAAAAACTGGTATGCTGTCTTTCTTGGGTGGCAAACTTCTAGGTGGCTTAGGCGGTGGTGTAGCGGGCTTAAAGGATACAGCGGCTGGCAATGCAGTGCTGTCAGGAAAAGCTCAGGCGGCTATGAGTCAAGGTGCATTCCAAGAGGCAGTCAAAGCTGCTGGGACTAAGGTTCCATTCTCAGGAATACTTGGTGAAAACGTGGGTTCTGCCATTCTGCAACCTGGGATTATGACTGCAGCAGGTCTAAGTTCTGCTGTAAGTGCAGCGCAGCAAGAGCCAGAAAAGGGAAAAGATGGTGAAAGATTTGAACCACCTCTACCAACATCGCTAAAAAGACAGGTAACTATAGGTGATCCTCTCGAAGGTTCTGGTGAGCAAACTTACTTTGACTACACGTATAGTCCAGACCCTACGCTTGAATATCCATATATAGATTACGGTACTTTGCAGGAGAAAAACCGCGAGGTTAAAGGAATGTATTTGGGTGGTATTGCAAGTGTAGGTGGAGGCCACCCTATGTTTATGGGTTTAGGAAGAGGTATAAGCAGCGCTCTTTCTCAATCTCAAGGTCCAAAAATACAAGCGTTTGTGCAAAAAGTTGAGAACGATGCACGATCAGAGTTTGGCGATGACTTATTTCAAGCACCTCAAGTAGCCACTCAAATTCCTACTCAAATGCCTATGAATCGTTTACAGCCAGCGATACCTACGGAACCTATGAATGCACTTGAGCAAGCGCAGCAAGCTAGAAATAGTAGTGTTCTCTCAGGACTTTACAATTCTGGCAAAGGAGCTGGGTTGGTCAACGCGGAAGCTATACCAGTTAATGCAATGGCTCGCCCCGCGAATATGTTCCAGAGTGCATTGGGCATGGCTGAAGGTGGTGAAGTGGAATCCATGAATGAGAAAGATATCATTCTAGAATCCATCAAAGCCATAAAGGGAATGAAGGAAGACGCAGAAGCTCAAGAGATTTTGGGTGTATTCCTAGCGACATATGGTGAAGAAGCTCTTCGTGATCTAGTAAGCTCTGTTCAGTCTGGTGAGTTTGATGAAACTGTTGAGCGCTTTGAAAACGGTGAGAATGGAATCGTTCGTGGGCCTGGGGATGGTTCTGGAAGTGATGACAAAGTTCCTGCAACCTTAGATAATCAACAGGATGTCCTGTTGACGGAAGGCGAGTATGTCTTCCGCGAACCAACTACTGATGCGCTTACCAAGGCGTATGGTGGTGGCTTTTTAGATAAGATCAATGAAGCTGAAGGAGATGCACCAGAGGTGCTGAGAAAAATGGTGGGTTAATTGAGAGTAAGTGCTGTTCCGAAGGAGGCGGTCAAGTACATATGGAAGGACGTTGAAAGGGTACTAGAGAAAAGTGTTGCTACGGCTGAAACAAAGATTCAGTTGATAGATGTTCTGAAAGGAATTCTGGACGACACTTATGTTCTTTGGGTAGTATTTGAGGAAGACGAGGTTGTTGCAGCATTTACTACTAGAATAATTGAGTATCCGCAGCGAAGAAGTATGGCACTTGATTGGGTAGGTGGAAGTAGAATGAAAGAATGGTTGGATATCGGTATGGAAAAGGTTATCGAATTTGCCTCTCTTAATAACTGCGAACACCTAGAAGGCTATGGTCGTAAGGCTTGGGGGAGGGCTTTAAATAAATATGGGTTCTACCCAGAGTATATTGCGTTTCGCATGGAGATAGAAAATGGGTAAAGGCAGTTCAACGCCAACACAGCAGGTAGTGCAATCAACAGGTCTGCCTGATTACGTTGACCCGTATTTTAAGCGGCTCCTCAAGGGTGCTGAAGAGGCCACGATGCCCTTCGATCCAGAAACTGGAGAGTCAACCTATACCCCATATACAGGTGAAAGACTTACTCGAAGCGCAAATTATGGGGATATCACTGGTGCCAGACAAGATATTCGTGACATAGCGGGTGCTGGCCTTACTGGTATGAATGAAGCTCTTGCTGCTCAGAGGCTTGGCATGTCTGGAATAGCGGGCCTTGCAATGGCACCGCCTAGCTTTACCGCATCTAATTTTTCTGCAACAGGTGTTGATCCTTACTCTGGCTTTATTGCTGGAACTGCTGATCCATATTCTAAATTTACGGCAGGTACTGCAGACCCATTTAGTGAATTCCAACAGGCAGACTTTAACAAAGCTCAGGGTCAAGCGTATGACTTTGGTCCCGCCCGTCAGTTCACAGGACAAGAAGTCGCTGACTACATGGACCCATACATGCAGAACGTGGTTGATCTGCAGAAACGTGAAGCAATTAAAGACTTTGCTCAACAGCAAGCGGGTAGAGATGCATCAGCAGTTCAAGCGGGTGCGTTTGGTGGTTCTCGTCAAGCCGTTGCTCAAGGTATGGCAGAGCAAAACTTACAGCAAAGACTTGGTGACATTCAGCAGGTAGGTAGCCAAGCAGCCTTTGACCGTGCGATGCAGATGTTTGAGTCTGACCGTGAAGCACAAATGGATGTTGAAGGTCGCCGTGCGGCAGAATTAGCCAGAGTTCAGGGTATTGACGTTGGCGAAACAGGACGCACACAGACGGGTGCCGCAGCAGAGATGGCACGAACACAGGCTGCAAGAGCGGCTGAACTTGCACGGACCCAAGGCATTGGTCTTGATGAGGCGGCACGAGTTCAAGCGGCAGAGGCGGCAGAGCTTGCTAGAACACAGGGCATCGGGCTTGATGAGGCCGCTCGTATACAGGCGGGTCAAGCTGCTGAGTTAGGTCGCACACAAGGTATCGATGTTGGTGAGGCGGCTCGTATTCAGGCAGCAAATGCGGCAGAGCAAGCTAGAATTCAAGCCGCTCTAGAGGCACAAAGGTACGGTACTGCAGGTCTATATGGCGACTTAATGGGCGCAGGTCGCGGTCTTGTTGGCTTAGGTGAGCTAGAGCGTGGCACTGATATACAAGGTGCGCAGCTTCTAGAAACATTAGGACGTGATATTCGTGGGGAAGATCAGGCTAGACTTGATCTTGCATATCAAGACTTCTTGCGTCAGCAAGACTATCCGATCAGTCAGTACGAGAGATACGCAGGTATCTTGAGTGGTGTGCCGACTGGTTCTTTGGATCGCACAACTCAGCAGTATGCAAGCTACAATCCAATCCAACAGGCTCTTGGTGCAGGAATCTCTGCACTTGGTTTATACAGGGGACTAGGCGGAGGTTACGGAGCTTAACATGAATATCATAGAGCAGACAGAAGCACTCAAAGACCTTCCCGATCAAAGATTAATGCAAGAGATGCAGGCACCCACAGGGTTTGCACCTCAATTTCTTGTTCTTAGTGAGCTTAAACGCCGCAAAAGAATGCGTGATGAGTATCAGCGTCAGCAATCTGCTGACATGAAGACGGTTGCCGAAGAGACTATTACTGCAGCAGGTTTACCACAGGGTGGCATCATGCAAATGTCACGGGCAATGAACCCAAATAGTTCAATTGCACAAAACACTGGAATGGACCAGGCACCTCAAATGCAGCCCACTAGAATGGCTGATGGTGGTGTGGTTCGCATGTTCGATGGTGGTGTTTCTGGCGGCACTATGTCTGCTATTGCAAACCTTAAAGCAAATTATCCTGATGTATACAGGTCGGCAGTTGAGCAGGGCATTGTTGAAGAAATAGCAGGGTACATGCAAAATGTTGCTCAAGATGTGCCGTATGGCCTTGATGCTTTTGAAGATCCACGTAGCTTTGATTTTCTGAAAAGCATGTTTACTGACCCATCTAATCGTGTCGTAACTGAGAAACAGCGTGAAATAGAAGAAAGCCAACCAGAAAGAGCATTACAGGCAAGGATTGATTCTAGGAATGCACTAAGTAGGTATGGCGACAATGATCCTGTATTTGCAGAAGGTTCTGTGGCTGAATACCTAAGAGTTACACCAGAAGGTGGGTTCCCTAGAGCCAGTGAAGTGTATGATATTTCAGGAACTATGGTTTCTCCAGATGTTGAAGACTATATTCCACAAATTAGTGGTGAGCAGAGCTTTGTTTTGCAGAGGCCAAAAGGCGCTATGCTTAACCAACCCTCTACAAAGGGTGGTGATAAACCTGCTGCTATAAACGAACCCTCTACAAATGCATCTACATTTACTCAACTGATTGATGTTCGTGACCCAGTACCACCATACGGTGGTTTGTATTCAGAGCGTGACCGTTTAATGGCTGCGCAAGATGCATTTACTCAGGGTATTGGTTCTCTTGGTGGTCCGCTTACACAGGATGAAGCTTATGCAGCAGCGGCTCGTCAGAGAATAGAGTCACCTATAAGTACTCAAGTTGAGCAGCCAATGCTTGTTGATCAGATGGCAACAGCAAGCATCGAAGACGAATCCCCAATGATCGCAGAGCTTGCTCGCCAAGCTGAAATCAAGCGCATGATGGAGATCAACGAAATTCCAGAGCCTTCTCCAGAAGCTGGCCCTATATCTTCTGCCTTAGTTGACCTTGGTGAGGCGGGAATTGAAGGTCTTGGAAGTTCTTTTGAAGCAGGTGTTGATGCTCTTCAGTCCTTGACAGAAGGCGGAGATGGGATGCCAGAGCCTACCCCTGCATCCGCACTGCCAGAAGGGTTTGCACTTGGTGATGGGACAACAGCAGAAGGTGCCTCGTCCTTTGGTGAGTTACTGAAATCATCTACTGACAAAGATGACACATCTACAAACCCTGCGGGAAATAAAACCACTGGCGGGCAGAAGGCTAGTGCAACCTCATCTCTTGGTGGCATCGAAGGTCGTATTGCAAAGATGCTTGAAGATAAAGAGAAGAGCGTTCAGAGCGATAAGTGGATGGCGCTTGCTCAGGCGGGTATGGCCCTTATGTCATCAAAGGAGCCAACGCTTGCGGGTGCTATAGGTGAAGCAGGTCTTGTTGGTGTGGGTGCCTTGAAGAAAGGTAAAGCTCAGTATGAGAAAGATGTTCTTGATCTTCTAACTCTACAGCAACGTATAGATGAGCAGAGAGCACGGGCTTCTAGTAAGTCTGGGGGTCTAACCGCAAGCAATATGATTAGCCTGATGGATGATCTTCGTAGTTATAAAGGCGACATCCAAGATAGAATTGATGCCCTTAATGATCCTACAAACTTAATGAGTGAAGAAGTGAAGGCCGCGCAGCTTCAAAGACTTCAGGCAGAATTGATGCGTACTGATATCGAGCTTGGCACTTATCGTAACGCTCTTAGTGGCGGGGGATCAAACAGAACTCCGATTGACGTAAGAGGTGGATCACAAACTCAGAGTGGTGTAGGATACAGCTTAGGCACAGCTAAACAATAAGGAGATGACTCTTGGGCGTTTTTCAACAAGTAGGTCAGTTCTCTGGTAATCCATATTCTTTCACTATCGCAGGTGATGCACCGACTGAGCAGGAAGCTGCTCGTATCTCGCAGATATTAGATCAGCAAGAGTCACCTTATCGTCAGCAATATGAGTCTATGTATGGCGGTATAGCTGCTCTGCCTCAAGCCGCAGAAGAAGAGGGGCCAGACACTTCTTTTGGTAGTGCGTTTACTTCAGCGTTAGATGCTCCTCTTGAAAACTTCGCTACTACAGCGAGACTTACTGGTTACGAGGGTCTTGCTAACTTCCTTAGTGATGCTGTTGAAACACCAGAGAATTATGAAAATGCCTCTGAGAAATTCATCAATGAGGGTGGATTTGGTTTCAGACTTGGATACGCACCAAGAGCTTTGGTCGAGCAAGCTGGCCAGTTCGCGGGTTCATTGTTGTCTAGAGGCGCGGGTGCAGTAATAGGTGGTGCTGTAACCCTTGGTAACCCTGCAGGTGTTTTGGCGGGAGCTATAACTGGCCCCGCTTTGTTTGAGGCAGTTCAGCTTGTTGGTCCGATTGCAGAAGAACGCGCAAGAAACAACGGCAGAGACACACCAAACAGAGATGATTGGTTGGGTGCTATAGGTAGCTCAAGTGCATCTGGTGCATTAAACGCAATCGCCCCAGGAATGGCTGGCACTTTAAGAAAACTTGTTGTTGAAGGTGGGACTGAAACGCTTCAGTCAGTAATTCAACAGACTGGTGAGACCGCAGGTACAGACAAGGGTCTTGATATCAGCTTGAAGCAAGCGGTTGGTGAGGGTGTCCTAGCGGGTGGTACTGTTGCCGCTATCTCTGGCCCCATAGACCTTGTTAAGGGCAAGCCTAAGCCTGAAGCTGACGTGCAGCTTGATGAAGATATTCTAGAAGAAGCTCAGGTAACCAGAGAAAGATTGGGGTATGCATCTACTATAAGCCAAGAAATCACAGCAGATGCAGAGGCTAAAGCAGAAGCGGCCATACAATCTGAGACACCTCAAGAAACATCGCAAGAACCTGCAACATTTTCTGAGGTTACAACAGAAGAAGAGTTTGCCGAAAAGACATTTAACAAGGCGCAATATGATCGCGTACTTCAGCAAATCAAAGCTGATATTGCACGAGAGAAAGCATTGAGTGTCACTGGCATACAGCAGGGCGTAAAGAAAGATATACCTGAGACAAAGGTCAGTCAGGTTCGTGACATCATGGCAGAGCTAGAGACACGAGGATACTTGCAATCTGAGCCGCAACCCGCTGCAGTTCGTGATCGTGCTACAGGTGTTCGATATACACCCGCTCCTCAATACGCAGCCACACAGAACATCGTGCCTCAATTGAAGACACCAGATGTCGCTTATCGTCGCCAAATCGATATCGCCAATGAAGCGATAGAGAAAAACAACCGCATTATGGAAGACTTAAAACTTGATTTGGATTCCGTCCGTCAGTTTGGTCGAGACTTGCAGGGTAAGCGTACCAGTGAGGATGCTATTAACTACGAGATCACAAGACTTAGTGAGCGCAATAAGCAGTACAATGGGGTTGTCAACGAAGCACAGCAGGGGCTGCAGCGCCTTGGTCGTTTGCCGTATGTGCCTCGTGTAACACCTGAATTCAACAGATCACAGAAGATCGAACGCAAGGTTGCAGCAGCCAAGGCTCGTAGTGTTGCGGATCAAGTGAAAGAAAAAGTTCAATCGAACAAACCTGTATTCACACCTGCCCTGACTGAGAAACAGGACAAGGTATTCAAGTCTATCCGTGGTCGCCTTGATGGCTATGGACTAAAAGATGTTCGCCTCAGTGCAGAGCAGATTGTCGATGGTGGTGAAGGTACATATAACCCAACCAACCGCATGATCAGTTTGTCTATGGGTCTATATGATCCAAAGCTATCAGAGACAGAACTGTTTGATCGTGTGGGTGAGGTTCTTGATCACGAGACAGTTCATGCCCTGAAAGAGATGAACGTCATCAAGCCTGATGAATGGAAGGCACTGACCAATGCAGCGGCTAAGGTTAAGTACACCAAGGTAAAGGGCGGCGAAAAGCAACAGCGCAAATACACATATCTAGACAGAGCCAAGCGTTTGTATGGCGATATGGATGCAGAAATCCAGTCTGAAGAAGCCGTTGCGGAGATGTTCCGTGATTACAATTCAGGAAGATTAGACTTAAAAGGAAAGCCCCAGGGGCTGTTCACGAAGATTAAAAATTTCTTCAAGTCTATCATTGGCGGCGCTACAGATAACGGCTTCACAGATGTTCAATCAATCTTTGATGAGATAGTTGTGGGCAACATTGGTCAACGCGAACGTGGCGTTGCGGCACAGCAGCAGACGGAACCCGCAGCACGTCAATCAAGACTGGCTGCTACAGAAGAAGAGATAGCTCCTGAAAAGGACATCAGAATGCCGTTGAATGTAGCGGCACCCAACGATCAAATACGTGCTGAAATTCAGCGCATGACAAACCAAAACCGTCCGCTGGTTAAGAGATTGATCAAGCGTATCGATGAAAGATTTGGAACCAAGTCAGGTGATAACGCAAAGGACTTATCAAAGGTAACACAGAAGGCTCGTCGTCCTTCTATCCTAGCAAACAAGCCTTGGCATGATGTGTCTCACATCCGTGATAGCTATCGCTTCAAGACAGTAATCGATGACTTCCGTGCAGTACCTGCAATCTTTGATGAGCTTCTAGCTGACGGAATATCTCTGGTTAAGATCGACACAGGCAAGCTATTCCGCCCCAAGGAATGGGGATGGCGCATCATTGCATTTGATCTTCGCATGCCAAATGGACAGCTTGTAGAATGGTATCTACCTCTGAAGGAATTAGAGGTTGAGAAGAAAGCTCGTGGTCACCTGATCTTTGAAGAGTGGCGCAACAAGACACAGGAAGAGTTGTCAGCGCAGCGTGATGCTTACTTTGAGGCAATCGCTCGTAGTTACAGGAACTATGACGAAGCGTTCCAAGCTGCACTAGACCGTATGAACACTACTCGTCAGGATGCAGAGGCATCTTGGAGAAGCGCGGAAAGTTCACTGCTTGATGCTGCGCGAAATGCACGTAGATCATCAGGCGTTGGTATCTCTTCAGCAGGTACAGCAGAAGAAGGCATTATAGCACCCTCTGAGGTACGCACTGATGTGGAACCATCAGCTTTAAATATTAGTGCGCGAGAGGAGCCATCCTCTATTAGTGCAAAAGGTTCTGCCATCTTATCTACCTCCGATGACTATGTTACAGATGTGCCAGTCGAAGAACAAGTTAAGTTTTCAAGACTGCCTCGCACGTCCAATGTATCAGGTTTGCAGGACTTTATCAGAAATAATCCTGAAGGTTTCACAATTGATCCTGTCACTATGGAACCTGCATCTGGCGGGTTCGTTGTTGCACCTCTCAAGGAAGCCGAAATAATTGTCGGAGAGACCTTGCCAGAAGAAGTACTATTAGGCTATATAGAGGATAATAAGGATATTTCTGCCGCTGTCAATAAGCCAGTTTACCTTGGTGGGTGGTTCGATAGTGACTCTCAGCAATACTTCTTAGACAACACTCTTATACTGCCGACTGCAGAAGAAGCATTGTATATCGCTGAGGCTGCAGACCAACTGGCTATCTTTGACCTGAACAATTTTGAGGAGATCAGGACTAATGAAGGAATCAGACAACTCCAAGAAAGTGGTGCTTACAGAGGTGACACCGCAATCGGATACCAAAGAAACCTTGCAGAAGTTGGTCGCCGCTTTGCGGAAGCAAGGGATAACCGTAACGCCCGCCAAAGAGAACAGCTTACTGGAGGAGTAGAGGGCTTTAGGCAATCACGTCTAACCCTACCTCTAACACCTGAGCAACGTGCCGCAAGTATTCTGGATTATCTAGACCCAGATACTGGTCAGCCTAAGTTCAAGAGCAAGCAAGGATCAGAAACCCTTGTAAGTTTTGCCAACAAGCTGCTTGAGCTTCGAGGCACTCGTCCATACGACATCGTCAACTCAGAGCAAGACCGTGAAGAAGTCGCTCGCATCATGGCTGCTGAGGCAGAAGCTGCGCTTCTATCTAGCAGTGATGCCATTGGTTGGTACGATGCTAAGTTAAAATTAGCAAAACAGATTTTGTTCCCCGTGTATCCAGAGGTTTCTCCTCTGCGTCCAGATGGTACAGAGAACTCATTGTATGACCCTGCATCTGAGCATGCGTTTGATTACGCAACAGCCGTCACCTCAAACGGTTTGTCAGTAATCGATAACTACCTGCTGGCATCTCGCCAGTATGACGCATGGAAGAACAGCCAAGACGGAAGGTTCCCATTGTCTTCCTCTGGCAAGCAGGGTCAGTCCATGATCAAGGCATGGGAATTCTGGAACGCACTCACTGATCTTGGATATGACTCAAACCAGATCAACGAACTCCTTACAATGCAGATGCGTAAAGGTGACCTTGCTGCCTTAATGACAGATGTCTTTGGTGTCGAGCGTGTCAAAGATTTACCGTTCAAGATCGATGGTAAAGAGTTGGCTGACGAGATTGTAGGTGTTGCTTATGTGATTGGCCCAAAGATTGGTAACGGTTTCTATCAGAACCTACGCGGTAACTTTAACCCACTTACAATGGACCGTTGGTGGATGCGCTTTGTCAACCGCATCACTGGTAATCCTATCGTCAACTATCGTGACGAGCTTGTGCAAGAAAACAAGGACAAGCTATGGGAGCTTATCTCCAACCCAAGCCGTTTGACAGATACTGACAAGCAGCTCCTGGTGGATACATTGGAATCTCTTGATATCAATACTATTGAGAAAAGTGATATTGAACTTATTGCTCCACAAGTACAGAAAATCTGGGACAAGAACTTCTACAACAAGGCATTCAATGACAAGCTAGATGAGCTTGCTGATCAGTATGACTTCGTCGTTACATCTGGCGGCACTATCACTGGTCGTGATGCTGCCAAGGTTAAGAAACTAGCACAGGACGCACGTCCTAAATCTACAGACTTGGCACTATCTGCTAAGAACCTAGCGGGTAAGCTGAAGACAGCGCTACAAGAAGACCCACGCAATGCTCGTGAGCGTTCAGCTATGAGAGCAGCAGCTAACCGTGCAAGAGAGATACTTCGTCAGAGCAATCAGATCGGTGCCGATTTAACTAACGCAGACTTCCAAGCTCTTATGTGGTACGCAGAGAAGCGCATCTTTGAGGCTGGTGGTGTTCGTAAAGGTCGTGGTGATGATAACGACTACGCTGATGGCGCGATTGCCATCCTCAAAAACAAAGGTGTAAGCGATGACAAAATCAAAGCCACACTCCCCGATTCAGAGCGAGGACGGATCAGTGGTGTCAAATCTCAGCTCGACAGAGATTCTGAAATTGGCAGAGAGGTTGATGCGATACAACGAGGCCCAGAAGAAGGGAACTTCTTCGCCCCAAGAGAGTTAACTCTTCTCGATGGGTCGATGGCACCTCAGTCACAACTGACTACAGATCAGCTACAGCAAACAGAAGCTGACCTATCAGGTGTAGAAGTCGATCCAGAGTTACCGCCTCAAAGGTTCTCTCGCATGGTTCCCGCACAGGCACTTGTACCTGTACGTGCGCCCGTCAACATGGCAGATGGATCACCCAATCCTGTCTATGGTTACTTCAGAGATGATAGCACAGGGCGGCTTCGTCCTATTGTTCTACCCAAGGGATCACACAAGACATACGAGAGTGGCGTTGAGGTAGGACAAGGATTGTTCCACATTCAGCAGCGCAACCATGACAAAGAGCTTGTACTGAATTCAAAGTATAAGCGTGTAGAGAATGCCATCTTTGATCTTCTTCGTCGCTGGCAGGATCAGGGATACGATGACGGTGAGTCAGTTATATCCTATCCAAGTCAGGGTGGCATCGTCCTTGAGTGGCGGAATAACATGGCGTTCAAAGCGCCACCTATGCGTCTTGTTCTGCAGTCAGGTCGTGAGCTACCAAATGCACCTGCCAAGGATGTGTTCTATGTCAAGACATTCTTCCCGATACTAGAGAAGAAGGCACGTAAGACAGCACCTGTTCGTGCATCTCGCATGTTTAGTGCGTTGCCAGAGCAGATTGAAACCAAGAAGTCTTCATTAACTTATGCCAGAACATCAGACGTATTGGCGAAAGGTCTTGGGTTCTTTGTTCCAAAAGAAAAGGCTCAGACTGCAGCGGACGGAATAATCCGTAGGTTCCAAGACAACATGCTGCCAGTTGGTCGCATGATCCAAGAGCTTCAGGAAAAGAATGCTACTATCACAGATGCATTTGATCCGTACCTACAGGAAGAATTGTATCATGGTCGTGTCGGTGCAGAGATTGAGAGCCGTGAGAAAACAATTTACAAAGATGCCGTTGACGCAGTTAAGGGTGTTAACATTGCTCAGGGTAAGATCGATCAACTGAAAGCTCTTTCTGACAGAGCATCAGAGACTGGTGATGGCTTCGTTAAGAAAGCTCTTGATAGTTATCCAAGCAAGAAACTGGCAGTGGTTGATGCTGTGCTCTACGCAACCCACGCAAAAGAGCGTAACGCTTTCATCAGACAAAGAGACCCAGACAATGTTTCTGGTTCTGGTATGTCGGATACAGAAGCTGATGCAATCCTAGCATGGGTAGCAACATTAGATGCACCAAGCATAGCAGCCTTGCAGCGAGTTCAGCAGAGTGTACGCAGTATTGTTGGCAATACAAACACAACGAGAGCAGACTACGGCCTGATACCAGAAGACTTACGCACTGATACTAACTTCAATTCCTACGTGCCTCTGCGTGGCAAAGTAGATTTGTTAGAAGATGAGATGGACTTCACTCGTCCCGCAGGCGGTGCTCCGTTTGGTGTACGAGGAAGAGAAGATCGTCGTGCGCTGGGCCGCTTCGATTATGCCACAGATATTCTGGCAACTGTAATCAATCAGAACCAGAACTCTGTTGTTCGTGGTGAACGCAACAAGGTCGGCCAAGCATTCATTGGATTGCTTCGAGCAAACCCAGACAAGACCCGTGGGTATGGTCGCATCCTAGATCGTATGCCAACACGCCGTGTATTGGACTCATCAGGCAAGGTAAGAGAAATACCTGATATGATGGCAGGACAAGACCCTAACATCTTCGTTGCGAAAGAAGATGGCAAGGATGTCTTTGTTGAATTAAACGATGTTCGTTTAGCAAATGCATTGAAAGGCACAGATGGCACAGGAGCAAGCTCCCTTTCTGGGATTAACCGCGCACTTGGAAAGCTGAACAGATACCTGTCTAACATCAACACCTCTTACAACCCAGAATTCTTCATCACCAACATCGTCCGCGATATTCAGACCGCAGGTATAAACGTGCAGCAGTTTGACGCTGATGGCATGGTGAAGAGTATTGCCAAGGATTACGGTAAAGCGTTTGGAGGCATTAAGAGAGCCATAAGAAATGGCGACAAGGATAGTGAGTGGGCAAAGATATACGCCGAATTCGTCCGTGATGGTGGTCAGAACTCTGCCAACCCTATGAACAGTGTCGCTGATCAGATGGCAAACATCAGTAATCTGCTAGGTGATATTGCTGAAGACGGTGTGCGCGGCAAGTTCAACAAGATGAAGAACAGCTTTGCAGGTGAGAAGACAAAGTCACTTCTCAAGTTCCTAGAGGATTACAACACCGTGGCTGAGAACGCTGTACGTGTTGCTGTATACAAGGGACTCAAGGACAAGGGGTTCTCGAACGAGAGAGCAGCACAGGCCGCACGTAATGTGACTGTAAACTTTGGTAAGGGCGGCGAGTACAAGACTCTGATGAACTCGTGGTACTTGTTCTACAACGCGTCTATCCAAGGTTCATTTGCACTTTTCAATGCGTTCTTGAAATCACCAAAGGTTCGCAAGTTATGGGGCGCATTGATAATATCAGGCATCATGCAAGATGTTATTAACTCTGCACTGTCTGAAGAGGATGATGATGAGATTAAGGTCTATGATAAGATACCTGATTACATCCTTGAGCATAACCTGATCCTACCCACATTCGGGATAGGTGAGAGATCGTACCTTGCTATACCAATGCCGTATGGCTTGAACATGGCTGTTAATGCGGGTCGTGCATTTAGCCGTACACTACGTGGCGAATACTCTGCATCAGAGGGTGCCAACTCAATCATCATGACAGCAGTGGACGCTCTTAACCCAATCGGTGGCACTGAGAACATGGCGAACTTTGTTGCACCAACTGTGGCTGATCCATTCATTGAGATCATGCGCAATGAAAACTATGCGGGAGTGCCAATATATAAGCAGCAGTATTCTGGGGACCAATCGCCTGATAGTCAACGCTACTTTAACAGCGTAAGCCCGTCAGCACGTTGGGTTACTGAAAACTTGAACTCTTTGACAGGCGGCACTAGCGAGATGTCTGGCTTCATTGATTGGAACCCAGAGATCATGGACTACTGGTTCGAATATCTTACTGGCGGTATTGGGCGGTTCGTACAAAGAACAGGTGAGCTTCCCGCTCGTATCTACACAGATGGCTTCAATGAAGACCTGACCCGCGAGATACCTTTCGTTCGCAAGGCAATCGGTAGCGTATCAGAGCGTGAGAATATCGGGTTGTTTGTGGAGAAACGTGATCGCATCCTGAACGTAGGTTCGGAGATTAAGGCGGCACAGGAAGCGGGTGATCGTAATCGTCTGATCAGAGCGCGAGACAAGTACTCTGAAGAGATTGCCCTACTGCCACGCGTCAAGGCTATCAATAACGCTATCAAGAAAATATCGCGGCAGCAAAACGCCATCCGCGATAATGTAAATCTTCCTGATAGTCAGCGCCAGTTGTTGTTGGAACGCTTAGATAAGCAGAAGCAAATGCTCTACGCTCGTGGCAACATGATCATGAAAGACTATCGATAAAGTTCAATTGAACATTACGAACCTGTTCGTTGGTATCAAGCCTATGGCTTCAATGTCGGATGGATCGTTGCGGCGATTCCATCCCTCACCACTGAACTCAACGTCGCACTTCATATCAAGGTTGCAGTAACCAGTTCTGTCTGACCACTGAACCACGAATAAGCAAGGTACGTCACACACGTTCTTCAGGTTCTGTGCCATAAGTAACTTGGTTAGTGATATGAAGCATGTTGGATACTTATCATACGGCACATTCCTATGCCGCATCTCAACGAATGCCTGTATCTTCTTACCTCGCAATGCAACATAGTCAAACTGTGCATACTTCATCTGACGCTGCATCTTGCACTTCCACTTTTCCTCTAGAAGAAGCGCAAGTTGTCTTTCGTTTTCTGCGTCAGCTTGGTTCTCGTAGGTTGGTTTCATGTTTGCTATCTATCCACTCTAATATCTCTGAATACTTCCAACGCTTAACACGCTCACTAAAGACAATCTCTTTAGGGAAGCTCTGGTCTTCTTTTATAATCTTACGCATAGACTTGGGATGCATTGACATCATTTCTGCCACCCCATGAATGTCCATTAGCTTTTCTTCCATTGCCGAAAGTCCTCTCGTAGTGTTTCAAACTTGTTTCGGGCATCAGGATTACTTCTAAACTCTGACCGCGATTCGATGCCACAGTACTTGCGAACAGCAGCAACGGCTGCGTTCTCTATTTTAAATGGATCGATATCCCCTATCAATCCACAGTCATGCAGGTACTCACCAAACTCTTGGTTACGGCACAGTAAACCCGCTGATGCTATCAGCCGCTCGACGCGCTGAAACTCTTCTCGTGTCTCTGGTTGATCGTCATCAGTCAATCTAACCATAGCCACCATGTATCTTGTTCCCACCCAATCAGTGTGTAGTTCTGGGGGGCAGTCATTTGGGTGTACGTTGAGGCGTAGTATGATGCCGTTCCTGTCCTGAGACATGGATACCTTAACGGCCTCGAACCCCATTGCTGCATCTCTAATGTTACTCATCTATACTTCTCCCAGTTCTTGGAAGCCCATTCCTTTGGATCAACTCCCTCTAAATCCCACCATGTGCGTTCATCACCAAAGCGATGTAGTTCCATGTGACATTCGTGACACAGAGGTACAGCCCAGTTATCTCCCGACCTGATGCCTACACCACGTTCCCCAACATGCTGTAGGTGGTGCGCCTCTGCGCCACGTCTGCACACTAAGCAGGGTGACCCCCGCAAAGTATTCAGATACTTCTCATCCCGAATGTTCTTATGTTTCGGAATGAGCATGAGATTATGATTTCACCATCTCTGCATCGATCTCACCTTCCAGTTGCCATAGTTTGCAAATCGCATCAAAAAGATCGTAGTTTTCTTCACTAACAGTTACTGTAAGCTCACCTTCATGATCATGCATTCTTGTTATATGGTGAAAGTATTCATAACCATCGTACATACTGGCGAGGTAAGAATACACTTTTATCAGGCGTTGCAGTCTCCAAGTCTCAACTGCATTTGAAAAAGAAAATGTAACTACACCTGTGGTAGTAGTAGAATTTTCTTTTGTTTCTATCTGCATAATACTTCTCCTTTAATATCTTACGCCAGACCGCACTTCTTTTCGTCCCAGTCTTCCATATAGAAACCATCCTTTGGAAGTGATGCCTGTTTCATTTCGGCACCCTTTTTGAATTTGTGCCAAGACAACATGATGTATTTCATCCTAGTTATCGTGGTGAACTTGTCCGACCTCATGTCATTTCTTATCAGCTTGTTCCTTGTGAAGACGACAGGATCGTATTCATAATTATTCTGACCATCGCGCCATGTTCTTATGAATTCATTGGCTTCCTGCTCGTAGCCAGTTTGGGTTCCAATATAATGCATAGCTGCAAGAATATTGTCAGACTTATGGAATGATCCAATAGAATAAGACACACTTTCTGCCAAGTTTGGATGCTTGTCTAGAATTGCATCAAGCTCATTGACTGTCCAACCATGATCCTTTGGGTCTCTCTTGGCTATCAGGGCAAGCATCTTTGTAGATGCAGCAAGTCTATTGTAGTTGACGTGCCCATGAATTTTTAATTGATCCCCAAAGGTTCTCTTCTTTCCGCTATCAATTGTAAGCATGGTTTCTTCTGGGAGGTTCTCAACAAGTATTGTCCAGAACGGTTCTCCAGATTTCTCACATGCCATCAATCTTTGTTGACCATCCAAAAGAATACCTGTGTTTGATACACAAATTGAGTGACCGTTAAAGACAAAATTCCTAGCTGCCATATCCCTTGCATAAAGGGACACGACTTTAGGTGATGCTTTCCTGTTTCTTGTATTGATATCCAAAAGCTCTTTGGCTTTGGTTGGTGTCATCAAATACTTTTCTACAGTTACCTTATCAAGTTGATGTTGTTTCATAGCTTTCTCCACTCGCTTGAAAATTAAAACGGTATTTCGTCATCCATCTGATTGGATGCGTTCTGATTGCTTTGGTTGTACTGATACCCTGAACCGCCGCTCTCTTTGCGCTCTCTCAACAAGTCGCTGCGCAACGACAGAAATGGCTTGCCATTCTTCGACACTTTTCTCCAACCCACTAGGTTGGCCTTCGGGTTCTGCACCCCTTCTTGTAGTTGGTTCCATAGGTCAGTCACCGTTGCATGATCCATTTCAATGTTGCCAGTATAGTCTGGCTGACGTTCATTCTGCTTTCGATCATTCTGAAACAGAATTCCTGATGCGGGATATTGTTGCGACATTACTTCTTCTCCTTCGCAAGTTCTTGTTTCTTAGTTGAGATCGCTGCCCCAACTGATTCATAGGCTGTGGAAGCCTCTTCTTTTGCGCGTTCAAACAATGGTTTGTTTGCCGCGTAAAACTTATTCAAAGTCTCAGTGCTCTTGATAGTATTGACCCAAGCTACAGCTACATCTGCCCAAACATCCCAATTGTATACAGCACGAGGCACACGATCTTCTTTCTTGTAGGCACCTGCGTTTATCATGTATCCAAGCGGTCCGCCTGAAGCTTCCTCTTCTTTTTGTTCAATTGAACTTTTTTCTGAGGCGTCCTGTGGGGACGGTACAGGCGCGTTTGCTTTCTTTGTGGGGGTAGGGTTGGGTTTTTTATTTACCTCTTCCTGCCGCACCTCTCCGTCGCTCTGAGGGATATCCTCACCTGCATAGATGTAGTGACCCAGTCCGTGCATGGCGATAGCCTTCGCAAGGCAGCGCATTCTAGCGTCACTGATCTGTCGTGACGTTGGTCCAGAGATAGCGTTGTTTCTGTTATCCATAACAGGCAACCACATCATGTGGTCCTGATCTTCTACGGTTACAGTGACACGCACTTCAACGGTGCTATCTGGGTAAATGATATCATCGTGAACTTCATACGATGCATTAGGGTATTTAGATTTAACCTCACCCCAAGCCCAAGCCCAAGACAGATAACTTAATCCCATCTTCTCTTGCTTCTTATCATTCACGTTAATTGAGGATAGTGTTTTCCATACTGACATTACTTTCTCCATCCAGTAAATTGTTCACAAAACTCTGCTACTCCGCAGTAGTTTCCTTCGCATCGGGTCTTCTCGCCCTTTCTGTGTTCGATCTCTAGCTTTCTATCGCTACCATCGACATGCTCCTGAGCTTTCTCCAGACTGTCCCAGAGTTTCAAAGCCCTCTTCTTCCCTACTTCCTTAACAGCGTATTGATCTGGCTTTGCCCACTGATCTTCTGGTGAGCAGCGAGGGAATTGATCGTAGAGATCGTAGTCCATCTGTGCTTCTTGATGGGCATCGACGCGCTCGTAGATATAATCCTCACGGTCCTCTTTGCTCCACAAGGGAAGCTCAACAACCACCACTGGTGCCTGTGGATACTCAGGATCGAACTGAGCCTTTCGTCTTTGCCAGTCTCTGAGGATAGCGCAGATGCGTATCTTGCTCACTGTCTTCCCACGATTAGAACCGTTGTCAGAGTTTTCAACAAGCCAAGCATAGCAGTTTTGCTGACGCTCCCATTCCTTCTTGCCAAGAATTACTGACCAAGCTGACGTAACCTTGTAGTCCGTTATCTGCACGGTGCCATCAGGAAGAACCTCTTGGTGGTCAAGCGCACCAGAAAGAACCCAGTTAGCCACGGTTGCATAAAGGCGTTCCTCTACCTGCACATGCTCTGGGTCATCGGCACTTTCAAGAATGTGATGGACTGCCGTACCAAACAGAGGCCAGATCATATCAGTGACATCTGTCTCTGCATCTTTGGCATATAAGTCTTTCATCAGGCGCACTCGTGGTGCGTCGATCAATGTTGTTACACTGATGTCTGCCTTGCCTTTCGTGTACTTATCGTCACGAGCAAAGTTCAAGAACGCATCAGGTAAGTCGTACTTGTTTGTGATTTTCATTGTTTTCTCCACTGGTCTGTAGTTAAATCACACATGGAATACAAAGTCAAATAGGAATATTTAGGGGAAGATATGAGTAATTTTGACGTTACATTTACGGTATATGGTGAACCCGCATCGAAAGCAAACTCACGCAAGATGGTAGTGATCAAGGGGCGACCCGCCCTGATCAAGTCAGCCAAAGCGAGAGCCTACGTTACGATGTTCGAAAGCCAATGCCCTGTCATGGAAGTGCCAACGACTGATGATGTTGTCGTTGAGATGATGATACACTACGCCTCACGCCGCCCTGATTTGGATGAGAGCTTGATACTGGATTGCATGCAGGGACGCATCTACAAAAACGACAGGCAGGTGAAGCAGAAGTTTATCTATTGGGGGTTGGACAAGGAAGAGCCGCGTTCGATCATTCGTGTCCGCTCATGTGATGTAAAAAATATTCCAGACTATCTTTCATCCGATACCGTTATTCTATCGGAAGACGTTCGGTAGACGATATTACATATCGGTAGACTAAGTATATATATTATATATTAGGCGGGAAAAAATTGGCAAGTTGACTGCTCGTATCTGTTTCTTCTATGATGTCGGGATAGAGTAGGAGATAGCCGTGCAGATCGAACAACAAGTTCGTGGCGAGGCGTACAGATTAGGGCAAGGTCAACACAAGATCAAATGTCCAAGCTGTTCCCCAAGCCGCAAAAACAAAACCGACAGAACGCTCTCTCTAAAAATTGAACAAGACAAAATACTGTTTCAGTGTTGGCACTGCAATCAGCAGGGGATTGTTCCGTTGGTAGAGCGAGTAGAAAAAATAAACAAAGTGGAAACAATGTCCGTAGCAAAAAAAATAGACAAGACCTCACTTACTGAGGCGGCACTGGCGTGGCTGAAGAGCCGTGGCATAAGTGCAGAAACAGCAGAGAAAGCAAACCTTCAGTCATCCGTCACATGGTTCCAATCGGTGGGACATGAGACACCAAGCATCTTATTCCCATATCAAAATCATGAGGGTCAAGAGTACGCGCAGAAGATACGATCAATCGATAGCAAAGCGTTCATCTGCAATGGCGCACCCCAGACTTTCTTCAACCTAAAGAACGTGCAACGTGACGATGATCTCATCATTTGCGAGGGAGAAATGGATGCGCTTGCATTCATGGAGACAGGTTACGAAAGCGTTGTATCAATACCAAATGGGGCGGTCATAAAGGTTGTCGATGGTAACATCGATCCGAAAGAAGATAATAAATTCAAGTTCTTATGGGCAGCAAAGAATAAGATCGATGCCGCTCGTCGTATCATCATCGCTATGGATGCAGACCCTGCGGGTCAAGCAACAGCGGAAGAGATCGCTCGTCGTATCGGAAAGGATCGATGCTTCAAGGTTGAGTATCCAGAGGGGTGCAAGGATTGCAATGATGTACTCCTGAAACTGGGAAAGGATGGTGTTGATGATGTAGTGGTGGGCGCAAAGCCGTGGCCTGTCGCAGGGCTTTACGATGCCTCACATTTCTATGACCAGATCGATGACATCTATGAGAGGGGCATGGGCCGTGGCGAAAGCACTGGTTACGAGAACGTGGATGATTTATACACTGTTGTCACTGGTCAGCTTACCGTTGTCACTGGGCATCCATCATCTGGTAAGTCAGAATTCATTGACCAGATCATGGTGAACATGGCGCAAGAGAAGGGGTGGAAGTTTGCCATCTGTTCTTTCGAGAATGAACCTCGTTTGCACATTGCCAAGTTGATCAGCAAGTATATCCGTAAACCATTCTTTGAAGGTGCAATGGATCGGATAACGCCAGACGAGCTGACGCGGGGTAAGGAATTTGTTCAATCGCACTTTTCTTTCTTGTACCAAGCTGATGGTTCCATGTCTTCAGTCGATAGCATCATCGAAAGATTGAAGGTTGCGGTCATGCGGCACGGTGTCAGAGGTGCCATCATTGACCCATACAATTACATTCAGAAGGGCCGTGATGTCAGCGAGACTGACTGGGTATCTGATGTACTAACACGGCTCCGCGTGTTCGCTCAGGCGCATGGCATTCACCTCTGGTTTGTCGCCCACCCAACAAAGATGATGCGTGACCAGACAGGCAAGGTTCCCGCCCCTAAAGGCTATGACATCTCAGGCAGTGCTGCTTGGTTTGCGAAAGCTGATGTTGGCTTGACAGTTCACAGACCTGACCCATCTCACTCACGCGTATCAGAGATACACATATGGAAGTGTCGTTTCTCGTGGGTTGGGAAGCAAGGGGATACAGAGCTTGAGTTTGACGTTCCTACATCTACATACAGGAAATACATACCAGACCCCATACTTGATGCGCCAACACCATACTCAGAAGTGGATATAGATTTTGACAGTATCTTCCCATAACAAGTTCTTGATTGTTAGGCAGGGAGAAAATGGACCCACTGTACATGTCTTTGTCGATGGCAAAGAGGTTGCAGTCATTGATCTTAACTCTAGACAAACACTGCGACTAATAGGCAACTTAGCAGATAACATGTTTGAATCGGTTTGACGTATGCAGAACTGCATGCTAGGTCTTGTGTCAGGATATTGTTCACAGCCCTACATGTAGGGTGACATCCTCTCCACTCTATACTGGGCCACCTTCGGGTGGTCCTTTTTTATAAAAAAGACAGGGAGAGCAACATGTAGTGTGGTGACTGCTCTATCCCTGTCAGTTGAACATTAGTGCGCGAGGCAAACATGGGCGAAATGTAAACGCACTAATGCATGGGTGATCCTTTTATTATATCATCTTCACTGAGATTTTCTATGGCCTCATTTATAACGACAGCCATAACTGGGAAATCGTCATGCATGTTGTAGGCCATAAGAATGTTTATGATTAAGTCACACATTTGAATCCGACATGCAGTCGGTGGCAAAGAGGAAATAACCTTTGATATTTGCTCGTGTGTTAACTCTTTTACATCCATTAGAAATCCACCAACTCTTTAGTTACAGTATCCTTGATGCGTCTTGTAATCAAGCTCTCACATTTAGAGAACTCAGTTTGGATAGCAGTCACTGGATCGCCAGAGGTTTCGTATTTCATAACCCAAGCGTTGTCGAACTCAGCCTCTTTGTTCTTGACCTTGAGTGCTACAACTGAGAACGCGCGGATGCCTATGTCATTGAGGCGATCTAGCTTCCTCTCTTGAGCATCCATGATGAAGCGCATGCCATCACCCGCCTTGACGTTGTCGATGCCCTGATCGTAAACGCGCTTACCCCAAGTAACAGGGATGCCAACCTCATAGTTCACGCGCCATACGTTAGGCAATCTCTCGCAGTACATTGAGCCAGTAGTATACGGCGTGACTTCCCAACTGATAGATGGGAACGCATCGTTCAAAGAGGATACACCATTTATCTTGGTGGCTTCCTTGGCTCTTTCGATAACAGTTTGCAGTGGTGGCACAGCTTTTCGTATCGCACGTAGTTCATGTATTCTCTTCAGTAGATGAGAGCCATATCGTTGAGCATGGCCTACGTCCTCATCTGGTAGGCTCCTGAATAACTTTGGTGCAGTGTCGTAATCAAATGCTTTCCACCCATATTGCGATGGACTTAAAGCGATGTCCTTTTTGTTGTCGTTTGAGAATTCATAAGCCTCAAAATACTTTTCAATCGCATTTGATAGGTGACGTATCGCGTGATAATTATTGATATCTGGATTGTTGCTTTTCATCTTTCCACTCCTTTTGTTCTATTGAACTTTTATATGTTAACACCCTGATCTCGTAGCTCAGAGATGTATTCCTTTAGCGCAAGTCGCGCCCTCCAAAGATCGTGTTGCACATTGGGATGATAGTTCTTTCTGTTGGCCTCATCCTCATGCTTGCTGACCTCACCCTTCAGAAATCTGATGGTTGCTTTCTGTTCTTCATTCATTGGTTGGCCTCAGCATTGGTCTAATTGATTGGGACATGATACCTGTTTCTAGGCACCACATGTTCACGTCACCATCTGCATAGAAGTATTGGTCCATATCTTCGTTGTCGCGGATGGCTATCTGACAAGCCTCGTGGCTTGGCAGTATCAGGTAGGTCTGGATGTCCCTGCCTTTGATTGTGTACTCTATGTAGAGAGTAAAGAAATACTCTATCACAAAAAACCTCTTCTTTTTCTAGCCTCTTCTAATGTCTCCCCATATCTAGGGCGACCCGATTTTCCTTTCGCGTTCGCTTGACCTTTTTTTGGATCACGAAACATGGGGTTAACTTTATGATTTTCACTACGCACTAGGTCACCCCAACACTGTGCGTATGCTTGCTCGTATGGTATCCCTAATTGTAGTAGGGCTTTCAGTTCCTGTATGTTCATTGACGCTCCCTCAAAATGGTGGCTCTTCATCTCCACTTGGTTTCCATACGATATCGTACTGGAACATGGCTAAAAGAAAACCCCGCAGATCGCAGGGCCAAGCATCTTTAATCATTGTACACGCCAAGTTTGCGCATCCAGTTCTTAGCCATCATGTAGTTAGATAGCCTCAACATCTTGGCTATCTTTGTGTAGCTTGGACCATGAACTCTCTTAGCATGTATCAAGTATGCACGAGCGACATCGTCCATGTGCTTACGAACATTCATGTCATCACGCAGTTGTATTTCAGGGCGGCGAGCCGTAGCCCTGCCCTGATCCGCATCCACTGACACGTCTTGTCCATTGATGATTATCTTTATCTCCATCTCTCACTCCTATGTTTCTAGATATGTTGTCTGACCAAACGGTGCGGGGTTGGCGTTAGCCCATGATGAAATCCATAGCACTGGGTAGTGCGGTTCATCTGGGTAATCGTTGATGCCCAAGTCAGTAAACACGACCATGTTATCCACGTTCAACTCGTTATCCTCAACGTATCTGAACGCAGGTGATACCAACGTGCAACCTCGACCACCGACCTCAATCTTATCGACCTCGTCACCCTGTTCGTAACGGCGCACCGTCTGAACCTCAGCATCAAAGGTGATCACTGTGATCGACTGTGGTTTGATGTCTTGGCTGATCGCATTCAGTTCACCAAGGAAGAACGACATCTCACGGTTCGATACAGACCCGCTGCTATCACACAGGACAACAACGTCACCCGCACCCATCTTCAAGATCGATGGGGCCACGATACCGTTCGTGTGATACATCTTGCGCTGAGGTTTGCGCATGCTGTAATCATCTGGCTGATCGCCACCGATAAACCTACGCATCACGTCACGCCAATCGACTTGGCTGCGCTTCATCTGTTCGATCAACTGCTTGATCTTGGCAGGTAGGTTGCCCACTGCCTTGGCACCAGTAGCAGCCATCATGACCTTGCTATCGATGTCAGCTTCCATCTGCTGTTGTTCCGCAGGGGATAGTGCATTGCCGTTGCCATCAGTTGCATCGACAACCTCACCGACACCCGATGCCTGACCGTAGCGTTCCTTGGCATCCTCTGGCAGTCTGTCATAGATAGCCTCAGCCATCAGGCCGCTGTACTGTGGATCATGCAGACCGCCCTCTGGCAGGGTGAACCCCGCCTCAATCAGGATGTCGTTGATCGCAAAGTCACAGGCGATATTCCAAAGCTCTGGGTCACGCTCACCACGGCGCAGAGGGTGCTTGAATGTGACGTGGCAGACCTCGTGCGCCATGACACCGACAGTCTCTTCCTGATCAATCGTGTCAACGAATTCTGAATTCCACTTGATGAACTTGCCATCAGTACACATTGTGCTGACAGTCGGATCAGGCTCAACGCGCAGGGACAGGGCAATGGACCCAAAGAATGGGTGCTTCACCACAAGCCGCGTAATCGAACGCGACACTTTCATTTGTGCATCCATCAGGATATCTCCTCTATCACTTTCTCAATTGTATTTTCTTTGTTGAACACAGCCTTAAAGACTTGGTTCAGTGTGATCTCAACGTCCAAGTAAATGTCACGCCCACAACTCTCGTTGATACAGGTCAGGGCAGACCACTCTAAGTGGCCCACCTTGAATAGGGTATGACAATATGGACATGTAAATACATGCATATCTCTCTCCAAAAAAGTTCAATAGAACAAAAAACATGGATAGTTGAAGGCCATCAACTATCCGCGTAAGTTATTGTTTTTAAAGGATCAGGTTCTTACCTGTCTTTATGATCCAATCGCGGATCGCTTGAGACTGCTTCAAGTCCTTGGTGCGATTGATCGCATCCTTAACGACGAAAGCAGCGAACTCTTGCTGAGGCAGACGCTCAAGGTAATTGATCACGTTGCCCACGTTCTTCTCGTTCACGCGGGAAGCAATGGCAGCACAGATCGCGTACAGTACAGCGGGATCGCTTGGAACATCAGCACTCGCAGGGTTTGCGATTAGCTTGTCGATGTCTGGCACACTGTTGTACATCTTCAGGAACCCAGTGAAATCAGCAGTCGCAGCGCGACCAACCTGACCCGCGATAGCTTCCAGTTGGTTCACTGGATCAAGACCCCATGACATGATCGAACCAACGCGCTCCCATGAACGAGGCGATGGGCATGCGTTCGCATCACGATCAAACTTGTGCAACCACTCAGGGCGGAACCGCAAGAACGCACAGATGCGCTCGTCGATACGCTTGCTGTAGTAGTAGGCGA